CCAGTAGACAGTGTGCTTGTTACCTGTAATGTCAGCTGCCCAGAGTCTACCGTAGGCCGCTAGAACTTCATTAGCTTCTGGAGGAGTACCTGTAGCGTGACTGTGTGCTGAGTGTTCTTCTAATACAAAAGAACCTCCATGATCTGTACCTAACACATACTCGTGATCTCGTTGAAATAAATACACATGATCGTTTAGAGTAACAGCTTTCCAGTTATTAGCTGTTGGAGTATAACCTGTTGGTGTAGCGTCTGTTAATGTTGTAGTGCCTGTGAATAATTTATTGTTACCCGCTGACACCACAACTTTGTCACCAGAGTTATCAATGTATTCATACACCATCTCTATACCACGACTACTCCCTAGCACAGAAGAGCCGTTAGTAGACACTGCTTCCCAACCCTTACGCGCACCAATACGGCCTAGCTTGTCAATAACACAGTTGTCTGCAACAGCGGCAAACGATGGATCAACATTAATAGGTGAGTCCTGTGTGTTAAGACCTGCAAAACCAGGGGCGGCAACGGTAATGTTCTGTAATTGTTGTGCCATTAAGAATACCAGATAGTTTCTTCAGGATGTTGTGACGCATCAATAGCAATAGCGTCAGCCAAGGTGTTATCTGCTAGTGCAAACAACTCTGCCGCGCTAGTGCCTCCAGTCTCACCACGCTCTCTAGCACCCAATGCAGTGGCTAGTTGTATGACAGGTGATGAAGGCGCGCCTAGTTTGTCTGTGTCTTCTGTAAAGTCTGCTGTACGTAGCACCACGTTAAAGCGTAACTGATACACACCGTCAGGCTTTGGGTAAATATCAACAGCATTGTCACCTGCGGCATCAACACCGTTAAAGCTGTAGAACTGTGGTGCGCCTATAGGTGGAGTCTCAATCAAAAAAGCATTGTCCATCCAACGTGAGCCACGGTACTGCATGAACCAATCTGATGTGTCATTAACAACATCTAACAACTTCATTCTGTTCTGTGAGCCAGTGAGTACATAGTTAAATGTATCTGCTGTAGTTGACACAGTGAGAGTAGTGCGTAATGCAGTCCAATCATAAGAGTCTTCTACGGTGCGTTTAGCGTCATTGACAAACTCACCAATAAGTTTAGAGTAGGATGTCTGAGCAACAGTAGTTACTTCATCCTCCCTCAGTCTGCGTAGTACGCTGTTTACCAGTTGTAAGTAAGTCATTAGAAATCGTAACTCCGTGGTTTAGCTTCGTAAATAGTGTTTTCAAAGAAGTTGTCAGCATCTCGCCCGTAGTCTAACTGTAACGCAGACTCTGGGTAAAACAACTCTAGTTCTTCGTCTACTAATGGGTAATCGCTGATACCTATCTCTGTTTCAAACTTAAACAACTCATCATTAAATAAGCTGTCTGTTGTGCGTGTAGGTGATGGTATAAAGTCTTGACCTGTGTCTGACATAAGAGAAGTTAGCAAGTCAAAAGGTAAGTCAATACTAGGTAGGTCTACATCTGGTAAGTCAATGTCTGGAAGAGCCTGTCTAATAGCGGTGTCTAAGTCAGACAGTACATCCCCTGCACCTTGAGCTACATCTTCAATAATATCACCAGACTCTTGAGCTACGTCTTCAACAATATCACCAGTAACCTGAGCTACGTCTTCAGCAATATCACCTATAGGTTGTGTAATAGGTTGTAATACTTCTTTATCTAGTGTAGATAACCCCTGCCTAACTTCAGTTTCTGCGGCTGATAAAGTATCCCCTATAGGTTTTGTAACAGGCTGTAATACCTCTTTATCAAACTTAGATAATCCCTGTCTAACTGCTGTTTCTGCCGCTGACAATGCATCTGCAATAGGTTCAAGAATTTCAGAATCACCTAAATTAATAGAAGGTAGATTAATAGAAGGTAAATCAATAGAGCCTAGTGTACCGCCTTCACCAATATATTTACCTACACCAAAAGCAAGAGCCTCGTCTAACTCTTCACCTTCCGCTAATTTTTGTACAGTCTTATTAACACCTGCCTCAAAGTCATCGTACTGAATACCTGCGTCTGTAATAGCTTTTTCATCTATCCCTACTTTTTCTAGGCCACCTTTAATAATGTTATCGCCTACTAAAGCAATAGCGGCTCCTTTAGCATCTCCTGCGGCTGCTACGTTTAATGCAGTCTTTGTTTGATTGTAAGAAGTACCAAATAAACCCGTACCCGCTGTAGATCCTGTAGGTGCTACTGGCCCTGCTAATTTTGTTGAATCAAACTTACCTGCGTTTACAGGGGCTTTTACTGCTCCTGTCATTTCTAAACCTGTCATTAAACTAGTAGCTAACTCAACAGGAGATACGTCTACACCTGAAGCTAACTTAGCTCCTGTAGTTGCTAACGCAACAGTAGGATTCAATAGCCCTACAACTTGTAGTACAGGATTTCCTAGAAACTTCTCCCACTTGCTAGGCTCTGGTGGATTGTTAACCCACACCATTGTTTGCTGACCTAGTTCTGAATCAAGACCTAATAGATCAGAAACATCATGGAAAGTTCCTGTTCTTTCTTTTTCGTAATACTCTTGTCTAGCGGCTTCATTCGGAAACTCTAGCTGTCCACGCTTACCATAGTTAGTGTATAGTTTTGTTTTATCGTAATCAAGACCACCAGTGTCTAACTCAGGAACATCAAACTCTTTATACGCAGGTACTTCTAAATCTTTAAATGCTTGGAGCAAAGGACGTTCTACATTTACTTCCCTGTTATAAGACTCAACATTATAGCCCTGCATAGCTCCACGATTGGGGTCAAACTCGCTATATAAATCCATTCCTGTTCTAGCTTTAGAAGGAGCTTCCGCTTCCAACTGTGCGGCTATGTCTGCAATGTTCTTATCTCCGTAGCTTTCTTTTCTTTCTGCTGTTTTCTGTACAGTTGAAGGAGCATAATAAGTAGTGCGAGGAACTACTTTACTGCCTGTTACATTACCATAGCCGTCATAACTTTTTTGTTCTTTATAAAGAGTAAAGCCTATTTTGTTTCCTGCGTCATCATATACATCTTCTCTGTCTCCTGCTTTAAACGCAGGTGTAGTAGGCTCAGTCCTAGAACCCACAACTTTAATAGGCTCTGGTAAACCAATGCTAGGAGAATCTATAGTAGATGCGAAAGGGTTAGAGTATAAATCGACAAGTTCTTCTTGTTGTTTAGATATGACAGAACCCACAGTCTTAGGCGCACGAGCAGCGGCCTTAGCTAAAGCAGCTTGGTTTATCTGTGTGTTTGAGCCGCTTGCGTAGGCTCTGCCGAATCCACCACCACCCATTATCGTTCTCTCTGTACGTTCTTAGTCTTCTCTACTGTACGCATAGCACCTAAGCCTAACATGCCCATCAGTACACTTGTGAGTAATGAGCTATCAACAGGTGGGACAGTAAACCAGATGCCTAGTATTGGAGCTAGGATGGTAGAATAGAATAAGGCTAGTCCACATATCCAACCAATGGCAGGACGCCATCCCGCGACAAATAAACTCTTGTGTGCCGCTTCAGTCTTGTTGACCTCTAGCTGACCCTTAAGTAATTCTTGAGCATGTTTTTCAGCCATAGTAGATAGTTCATAGGCTATTTGGTTTTTCTTATCTTTATCTTCTATGAATTTATCTAAAAGACCTGTCACTGGCCCTATTAAACTATTTAAAATACTCATATATTATACACTATTTAGTCTTGTTTGTCAAGTTCTTTCTTCGTCTCACCATGCACAAGTTTCTGTACAGTGTCAGACTCATAGATGCGAATACCTAACCAGATGATTGTCAGCAGTGATGCCGTAGGCGGTAGCCAAGCCGCCATAGATAATATAGCCGTAGATATTGCAGTAACATCCAACATGTCTTTCGTTTGTTCATCCATTTCCTTGTCCTATAATCCAAGAGATTGTTAAGTAAACACCAGAGGCTAATACTAGGATACCTGCGGCTTGTATTGTGTTCCAGAATACTGCTTTACGTCTACGCTCTTGTGCGTATATAGTCTTCTCTCGTTGCTCCTTAATCTTCCTACGTAACTCTACCAACTCTTTGTAGCCGTTTGGCCCATAGGAATACATCAGGAGTTCCCTGAGTTCTTTCTCTTGTTGCTGTATCTTCTTTTGGTGAGCATATACCTGCATTGCCTCTTGCTCAACAGACTGTGACGCAACAATCTTTTTAAACAAGGGCGGGTTTTCTGCTCTTCGTTGACATTCATTTAAATCACTTACTGCTCCGTACCAACGTCCTATCTGTGATAATGTATCCTCCACATCACGACCCGCAGCTACCATACGCTTGATAGTACCAAAGGCGTTAGTGGCTATGCTGATGGCCGTGACTGGATCAATCATTACCAAGGCACTCCAGTGCTAATCGCGGGAGCCTTGCTGTCTGCAATCTGTGAAGCAATGCTTGCGTCAATAGCGTCAGCGTCTACGTCAGCCTTTACCCACTCAATGACCTGAGCCTCTGTGATGTCTGCGTAGGCTGTGTAGCCATCAGCGGTGCTGTCAGGGGTGAAGCCGCAAGTGCCGTATGAGCTACCTGAGTGAGTTACAGCGTCATCGCCAGTGCCTACTACTTCGCTGTCTGATGCTCGCCAGTGTGCTACAACAACACCGTCATCAGTGTTGCGTTCTAAAGTTGAGATTGTCCAAGTTACTGCCATTGTTTTATTCCTCTAATAATTAAATTGCTGAGATGATGAAGGCGAGTAGCTCACTGTAGCGAACACCCATCCTAGTCTTTTCTTCGTTAGTTTCTTCGTCAGTCCACGTAGTGCTTATGAACATTGCGTAGTCACCCGCATCTAAGCCTTCAGCTTCAAAGGCGGCCTGTAAGTCTTGTGCAATGATTCCAAAGTGGATACGAGCGTCATCACCCTTCTCAGCTACTGAGTCCTTCCAACGGAACTTACGCAGTAAGCCTTTAGCGGCTACAGCGACACGTTGCTCTGCGTCAGAGAGTTCTGCAATGTCTTGCTTATCGTTGCGGTCAGATGTCTGGATAGTGCCGTTGGTGGCGTAGATGTCGTCAAAGCGAACACTAGAATGGCCTAAGTCAATAGCATTGTCACGGTTAGAAGTTTGATAAGCAGGAATTATTGCATCACTAGTAGCAAGAAATGCTAAATTAGTATCACCGTTTCCTACAGCTATCCTGTTTCCACTATAGGTACTAATAGACCCTACGGTTGTGCCGTCTTTTTGGAAGCGCAGTATTTCGCCATCACTTGTTCGCCTGTTAAAATAGCCGACAGTATCTCCGTTGACAATCGCTTGTATGTAACCACTGTTGCTAATACTTACTGCGTCATTTGCACCAGAAGAGGTTCCACCAACAATTAAATCGCCAGAGGAGTCGATGCGCATGCGTTCTGACCCTGCTGTACCGAAACTGGTAAAATCAGTAGAGTTAATGTACATTTTTCCAGAGTTTTGTACGCCAGAGTTAGTATCTACGGTAATCTCAGAGAGTACGTTAGTACCATTTGTGAATGCTAAAGTTGCCGCATCTGCACCGTTAGAAGCAGTTGTGCCAATGTTTAATCTGCCTCTATTGGCCGAGCCAATGATTCCAACGTAGGTTCTTGAGGCATTGCCATCGTTAGTAACGTCACCGTTAGCAACACCTATACCCACGTTGCCAGAGGAGTCGATGCGCATACGTTCTGAGGCATCAACTCTAAACTTCATCGCAGAGGACGCACCTAGATTATCTTCATCTGCCGCTAAAACTAAATCATCTGCACCTTCACAAGCAATAAAATTACCTCGCGGATTTGCCGAAGATTCTAAAATTATCTTAGCATCGTTGCCTGCACTTGAAATATGAACATCAGCATCTGGCGATGTAGTACCTATGCCCACGCGATTGTTTGTTGAGTCAACGTAGAGGGTGTCGGTGTCTACTGTTAGTCCAGTAGCAGTCAGCGTAGTAAACGCGCCTGTGGATGCAGAGGATGCGCCAATGGCTGTGCCGTCGATAGAACCTGCGTTGATGTCTATAGTGCTAGGGTTAGTACCAAGCTCAACAATGCTACCACCGTTGTCCTCAGTAAATAATCGTTTGTCAGCTACATTGACCGCCAGTTCACCCTGTACAAGATCACTTGCTGTAGGGACGGCAGAAGCAGTTGAACTATTCTTTGTTACAATTTTTGTTGCCATGTTTATATACCTTTAGTATGTGCCGCCATCAAGCGTACCAGTAGTCATATTGCTTGCATTTAAAGTTGATGAAGATGTTAAATAACCTGCTGAAGCATGATTGCCCCAACCGTAGGCTGTATTCCAGTTAGTAGATGTACCGCCTGTCGCTGTCACTGTTCCATCTACTTCTATAGCACAACCATTAATAAGTTTTAAAGCTGAACTTGTCTGACGAGAAACAATAACATTAGAACCATTTTGCTTTACTGCTGTCTCTATCAAGCCATCTTCTGATCCGTTAGTGACATCTGAAGTCTTGGCAGTAATCTTAGCAAATAGCCTTGTTACACCTGTGTCGCTCTCTCCTTGGAACTTAATCTGACCTAAGTAGTCACCATCGTCAGGAGATGCACTGTTGCGATACAGGCATAGAATAGGAGCAGCAGAGGAGCTAGTGTCTGTACTAACAAGCTCCACAGTCCCTGTCACTGTACCACCTGTAGAGGCTAGGTAGTCAGTAGACGCTGTAGTTGCCGCAGTGCCTAAGCCTAAGTTAGTCCTAGCAGTAGATGC